CCTCGACTGCTTCAGGAGCCTCTTTAATTTCTTCAACTGGCTCAGATGCTTCCGATTCATGCGTTCCACATGTGCAACTTGACATGACCTCTATCTGGAACGGATAATATATAAAGACTTTTTTAATTTCGGAATCAGAAACTTCTCAAGCCACTCGGACCTGTAGATGTTCCCATATCTAACCTAAACTGCATACCTGACGTTCTACCCGTACCGCCACCTGGTTTTTTGTAAGTTTTATCAAACTTACCTGGATTATACCACAACTCTGAACAAAAAGCTCTGTCATCTCTCACTTCCCTTCTTCCTGGTATGTTTTCTAATCTTCTTACATTAGATAAACAATTCTCAAACCATACTTTACCTGGCGTTTTCTTTTTAGAAATACTTACGCCTTTTTCTAACATTTGCATTATGTCATTTAAATGATCGTTTGTTTTCTTAAGTGATTCTGTACTTACCGTAGTCATTGTGCCTTTACCTAATATATCTGATACTCTCTTACTACTCCACATCTTACAAGACCAATATCTTGCTTTGTGCTTTGGACCTGGGTTATCACAGTTGTGTCTTGCCCTAAAATTTCTACGCCTTTCTGGATCATCACGCTTAATGTCTAACTTAGGATCTCCAAACTTAACTTGCACTATGTTGTTCTTATCATTCTTAACATACACGCCAAACTTTTTGTTTTCACCACTTAACCTAAATGGTTTGTTTAATTCTACTTTACGGCCTTGATATTCTGCCTTAAGTATACGCTCGTCATCGTGACTTTCTAATACTGTAAACGGAAAAAACTCTACTGCACCATCATGTGGCTCATAGTCTCCTTCCATTAATACAGGGCCTTCTTTTGTTTGCATCCAATGAAATCCTTTAGGAGGTTTTACTTTCATAGTTTTGTCGTCTGCTTTCTTTGTAGATTTAGGATGACTAGCAGGCAATAGATCGTAGTCTGTCGTATACTTAGGATTTGAAGGTCTACCTGAACTTAGTAGTCTTAAGAATGCTTTTACACGACCTAATGCCCACTGGTCTCGGCTACGTACGCTAGGACGGTGACTGGTGGAGAAAGCCCCAGCACCCCTGCGGAACACTGCTTTCAATGCTCCCATATTAGCCTTTTTCCCTTTAGCGTTACCTACTTTTTTATTGTGTTCTTTAATGTAACCTTCTAATGTTTTAATGTTTGCAGCACTTAATTTTATTCCTCCACGTTGTCCACCTGCGGATCCCCTAGGATTCTTATCACTACCTGTACGTCTTTCGCTTGGCTTTGCAGGAGTTTGTGGATGTCTGCTTTTACCTACTGGCACACAGTTAGGTACTTTCTTACCTCCTTCATACTTAAAACCTACCATTTCAAAACCTGACCAACATGGTGCGTCTTTTACGGTGTTTATGCTTTTAAGTATATCATCAAGTATATCGTTCGATTTGCTGAATCTTCTAGCTTGTATAGCCCTTTCCTGCCTTACAGCTCCTTCTCTAGTATCATGACAACCTAGTAACCTTCTATCCTTTTTAGCAAAAAGACAATACTTACCATTCTTGCGCTCTATGATTTTCTCAACCATGCTTTCTACTTCGTCAAGTGTTACTTGTACTGTAGATTTAGCTTTGGCCATTGCTACTTGTCTAACGGTAGCTTCGGGGTTAGCAGGATTGTCTCCTACCCAAGAAACAGACCAAAGATCTAATTCGTTGATTTGATTGTGGCAGCTATCTTCATCACAAACTTTTTCCTGATCCATTGCTTCTCCCCTAATGCTACTGGCTCCTGTAGAGCCAAACTCTTGAATTTCTTTCCATACTTTATTGTGCATGGATAATTTATCATGTATGCCTACTCTGACTTTTACTTTGCCATCTTTTATTTTGTAAGCTAACGGTAATCCTATTGGTTGTTCTTCATGTCTGTATGAATATACACCATACTTCATATAAAAATCCATAGACTCTTTTATTGTCTCTGTAGGGATTTTATCGTTTTGTTTATCTATTATTGGTGCAGAGATGTAAGTCTCCATAACTCTCTCATTATACCAATCGGGCCTGTAGACTATCCAACCTGTATCGTTCTCGTTTTCTTTAAAGATAGTGCGTACTGCCACAACCCTATTCTAAGATTATTATTATTAAAGTTTTTTACTGTTTCGGAGAGAGACAGACACCTCCATTTCCACTGGAACTTTTATTATATAAGAAGGAATATATCTTATATAGCTAATAAGCCGTCGTACCCCTCTTAAAATTAAAAATAAAAACATGACATACCTTAGTAAAGTTCCAGTGGAAACAAAGGTGTGTGTGTCTATACTGTTGATTTAAACGCTTCTGCTTCTAACCTTTCTGCTAACATTAACGACCAAGTTAGTTTAAAGTTAGGTGCTTCTCTAACTACAGCTCTTCTAAAATAAGGTCTAGGTTCTATTCCTTTCTTTCTAATATTTTTAGCTATAGAGTTAGCCATAGCTGGACCATACCCTAACACACGATCTGTCCATTCAATAATACTTTGCATAAATTCGCCTGTTCCCGTTTCTGCACTATGTGGTCCTGTACCGTACTCTACTGCTTCTGCATGCGGTAACGAAGTCCCAACGTAATACGTAACTAAACCATTTGCAAGTTCTCTAAGTCCATCTACCTCTACAGCTTGTTTAAGTGCTCTGTCAGATCCTAATCCTTGCGGATATGGTTGATTCATTTGACCAACTACCTCTCCTTTAATATTTAAAGCAGTTTGTTCTATTGCATCTGCTGTTATTTCCATTATTGCATCAGGAAGTATACTAAAATCATTATAGACGTTTCCTAAACTAGGATCGAAATCTAATGTTATCTTAACCATTACTTGTATTCTAATACGGCTTCTACGCTGTCGTCACCGTACTTTTCTTTCCATTTACGTTTTATGTATTCTTCACCTTTTTTGTAATGATCATATCTAACTTTCTGCATTTTCTGTTGTCTTACAATATGCGGCCCACGTTTCCATTCTATTTCTGACTGACATGCCTGACATAATCCACTTGGCAATACATGCACCGACATTGGTCCAGCTCTACATTTTTTACAACTTCCACTCATCTTCCTTTCTCCTGTTCTTTTTCGTAATCCGACAATCCGTCCCACCAATCCCAAAATTCTTTATCTCTTTTGTCCCTATGTCCATTACCATGATGTCCATACTTATCATTAGAAATATAAATTTTTATATGGTCGGGCATCCTACTCATCTTACCATCACTAAAACTGTCCTTTGATTTGGATGTAATAAGGCTTTTCCCGTAAGCCTAAAGTTATACTTAGCTCCTATTGTTTGCTGCAATTCTATAAGATCATCTAAAAACATACCACCTGCTGGGATCCTACCACTTAACTCTTGATGTGCTCCACATGTCCTGTTGTCGTTTATAATTTGTAAGTTATACTTAAATCGCTCTTCAAGCAAATCCTCTGCTTTTGCATATCCTCTAAACCTGCCTTCGTTAAAGACATTTAACATCTCTGTACGTGCAATCCTACCTAGCTTCCAAGCTTGTGTATTAGCTACACCTCTTACCTGATCTACCATTGATGTCATCGGTACGTTAAGTGCTGCAGCCTCAAATATTACTTTATTCATTTCTGTATTAAGTTCTTGCTCAAATTTACCTAACGCCAAACCAAGCGGACCGCTTGATTGTAAAATCCTTATTTCTTCTAAGTCAAACTCATCACGAGTGTATGACTTCCTGCCAAGACCTGGTGAGTCTGCATAAGCCGATCTTGCACCGTTAAGATACGCATCTGTAACGTCATCTTCTATAGCTTCTCGTAGCTGTTTAGAAATCATCAGAGTTATCTCTGACACTACCTCTCTAAGCTCAACTACGTTATCTATTCCCTTAAGACTTTGAAACTCTCTCGTTAAGACAGCTCGGAGGTCTCGTAAAGCTCGGTCAATGTAGAGAGATGCTCGCTTGGCTCCGCTTCCTCCAGCGACTCCTCTGAACGCTTTAGAAAGTCCTGCCTTACCTTCTCTGCCGACCTCGGTAGTACTAATTCTCCATCCTCCCCTAAGTCCACATCAATACCTGCATTTTGAAACTGAGTAATGATTTGTGCTTTTAGATTCATGTTGTTTAAGTATTGTGTCTCGTTTCTTTCGTTAATGTCATTGAACCTAATAGTCCAAGTACTAACGTCCATCAATTTCAATAATGGTTTAATTAATCCTAATTCTACACAACGTTGTGTTTCTCGTATCGTACGATCAAATATAGTAATCTGTTCACCTTCTGAGTTAAGACCGCCTACTCCTGACATGTCGCCCACCACTAACGGCATAACACCATACGATGCGTTTATGTCATTGTTAATCCTGTCCATGTAAGGCAACATCATTAACTCATCAAAGTTAGGCATAATGCTTACAAACTTAGCAGTGTTAGATCCTTCTTGACTGCTAATGATTGGTATAAAGTTAGGGTTACGTCTTGTCTCTTCTGCTATGTATTCTCCTAACCTGTTAAGTGAATCTTCATTGTGACCTGGAATATCTAAGAAACCCTTAGGTGGCCTCTCTAACCGATACACCTTATTTTGTAGAGATTCAATAGCAAGTGCGGTTTCGATTTTCTTAGAAAGACCTATAATTGGTGACTGACCATACAACCTAGCTGTTGAACTATACTTGTTGAAGTGTATAATCTCGTCCCTTGCAAACGGTATGTGCTCACCATCTACCTCATAAAAGTAAGCCATAGGTACTAACTTTGTGCCTGTATCCTTGTTGTGTGTACCAGACATAAACTCTCTGGTCAACGGGTCAAACATCTTGTCCTCTATAAACTTACCAAAACCATCAACGTAAAATCGCATGTGCTTTGCATCTTCTACCCATAACTCCTTGACTACTTTACCTGTAGTCTCACCATCATTGTCAAGCATCCTGTCATAAACAACACTTACCCAACAGTCATCAAATATCTCAAGCTGTCTTATAACTGCCTTAAAAAACTCCATACCTGTTATGTCAGCATGACCGTTAGTAGGATCACGTAACACTCTGCTTATTGCTGCCTTCTCTTCAGGATTGCCTGAGCCTAATTCTACAAACTCCCACTCCTTAGCTACTGCTTGACTTGCTATTCTGGTAATTACTGTACGTAAGTGTGAATACCTGTCTGCTAGTATCTCTAAATAGTTTTGATCAACAGGCGGTAAAATAGCCTCCTTGTATGCAAGATCAGTACTTACACCAGAATACACAGGAGTTCGTGCATCCTTAATCATATTCTTTTCTAAGTAATCTTGTATTCCTGACTTCCTAATTGGAGCAGGTCTGCTACGGAATCTATCGAGTAAGCCCACTTGTTATCTTCTCCAATCTAGCGTTTATCTTTTTAAGTTTATCTTTGTTTACGGAGTCTATACTCCTTTTCAGTTTACGTGACCATGACTGACCTGCATCACCACCCATACGCTTCCACATTATGTAGCCCTTACTAGGTCTCTGTTTATTGTCAAAATTCTTACCACGTGGATCTACTTTCTCATGTCTCCTGTAGTAAGTGTGTATCTTAATTGCAATCGGATGACTAACTTCTTTTTTGTTTATCAACATCTTGTTAATCATAGCCGTTACAGATCCACCGCCGTAGCCAAACTCTTTGTATAACTTTCGACCTAGCATAGCCTCCTTCTTTACACCGCTAGGTATAGCGTACTTCATCGTTTACTACCGTGTCTATATATAATTCTCTTGTTGCTAGGCTCATCAACGTATTTACGTAACACAGGCTCTAACAATCGTGCTGTACTCATGTTCTTTTCTTTAGCTATAATCTGAACCTTTTTCTTAGTTTCATTAGTAATTCCAAACAATTCCAATCGAGTTCTACCCATATCTCTATGGGAACGTCAGTATATATACGGATATTTATACTTACCTATAACCGTTCGTATGTTACTACTTTTCTTACTAAAATCAATGGCTCTTCGCACTCATCACATGTAAAAATATAATCGTTACCTACTGTGTAATAATCGTTCTTGTTAGCTGAATATCTTGCACCACAATCATTCGGACACATCATTTGCTCATCATACGTACTACGCAATTCTTTTTTACTGACCATTATCCATCATAACAAACACAGGGTATATTAGGATCTTCATCAAAATCCATAAGTGAGGTTTGCGACTCCATTGCTTTTTTAAACCAATCAAGCCTTTTTGGTTTAACTTGCATTAATTGAAACTCAGGAAACCTTTTACCTTGACTCTCCAAACGCATAGACATGTCAAATAAATCTGGTTTATTTTTTAACAAGTCTGCCCAAGATTTTTTCTTTTGAAAAGGACAAAAAAAACATCCTGACTTACCTGGGTTCGACCAACCTTCTTCTTCTATTCTAGCAAGACATGCGTTACGATCCCAGCCCCAATCTATCAAAGGATATTCATTGTGCTCATACAACTTTTCTTTCTCTCCTGTAAGTGGATCTGTTATGTACCTAGCACGATGACTTTCACCAGCATCTATTCCGATCAAGCGCAAAGGATACTTCTTATCACCCCATTTCTTTTTTATGTATTTTTCAATAGGCTCTACTTTAAATTTATCTGTGCAAGATCGTTGCCGAACTGAGGGGACTGCTTTTTGATAATCATAATAATCGTATATAGATACTCTTTCGTTTTCTTGCCAATGTCCCTCTTTAACTCCAACCACCCTATTTGATGCAGTGTAAAACGCAGTTTCAAAAGGTATCTTATGTTTCTTACAAAACGGTTTGACATACTTGTCTATAAACTCGTAAGTCTCAGGCATCTCTGAACCTGTATCTGCAAATATAACTAAGTCTAATTGCTTATCTTGTTTGACCCATTCTAACAATAATGCTGTCGAATTTATACCACCGCCATAACTAAGTATTATAGGTCTCATGCAAAATAATCCCACTTTGTATAGTTAAGCTTTCGTTTGTGATCATCATGTATTGCTAACTCACACATCCACAACGCCATAACTGCATCAGGTGTGTGACCCTCAAGCCTACCGTTCTTACCGTAAATAAGTCTGCTAAGTCCATCTACTAACTTACGTGTACCTGGTCTGCTACCTTCTGTCGCTTCTTTATTCCAAGGTATTGCATACTTCTCTTGCTCCATCTTAAGTGCGATAAGTGGTATACCTACGTCATGCCTATGCTTCTCCCTACCTGTATTGTGACCTACTACTGGCAACCCTGCCAAGTCTGCTGCCGCATGTACCACAAGCCTTTGATAACCATTAGACTCTACCATAATCTTAGTCGGATTAAATCGCTCTGCCAACTCCTTCATACTTACTACCTGAGCCTCTAGCCAACCCTGTCCCTTTGCATATATCTTACCTGACCAAGCATACAGCACCCTACGCTCTTGTGTATTCTTGTTATATCCCATAATCACATACGCAGTTTCGTCATTCTTACTGTCCATACCTACCGCAAGATCAACACCCATGTATGTATCCCAATCCTCATTAGCTGGCGCAGTTCCCATCTCCAAACCCTTGTCCAAACAAGCATTTAGTATCTCGTAAGGTATAACTGCACTCTCTGGGTCCAATGGATTTAACATATACTCAGACTCAAATGCTCTGGATCCCATCGTTTCTTTCTCATCCATCAGCCTGTCATATGTCCAATATTCAGGCCATCTAGGTGTGTCATCGTTAAGTAAAGCGGGATGCCTTACTGTATTCCACATCTTGTTTTGCTCTACCCAATCTGTAGCGTCACCAACTCTCTTCTGTGTACCTATCAATAACATCTTAGCATCTGGAAGCCTCATGGGCATCACAACTCTACGAATGTAATGTATAACCTTCTCATCCGTTAAGTTAGGAAACTCTTGCAATATATCGTCCAGAATAATCATGTGAACGTGCGGACCCTCAAGTGCCTTACCAATACTTGCACCATGCACCCTAGATCCGTTATTGAAATATTTAGCTCCCTTACGCCACACAGCTCTCCTGTCATCTGTAGATCTAACGTAACCTTCGAGCCTCCAAGATCGTTTACAAAGTTCTTCAAACTGTTCTAACTTGTCCCATGCCTGTTCCAATGTCGCTGAAATATACAACGCTCTAAAGTTCTTGAATGTCGCCATGTGGTAAGCAAGTACTGCAAGGCTCCAACTGGTCTTTAAATGACCCCTAGCACACATTATAGCCGTGTGTGTGCCCTTATTGAATAACTCTTCCCACTCTCTGTGCATATCACCAAGAGGTACAAAGTCTGTAGGCTCCTGATCCATATAGCTCTGTAAAATAGATTCTGCAAACTCTCCCATAGTAAGTGGCTTCTCGGATGCTAAATCCAAAGCACTAGCGACTAATCTAGTTATGTCGTTCTGGTCTGCCTTATACATAGCTCAATAAACTCTCACTCTCAATCTTACATCTCTTGCGGGCTAATTTAAGATATTCCTCATTCAATTCTATACCTATACTGTCCCTACCTAACCTCGATGCAACTGCACAAGTAGTTCCAGATCCAGCAAACGGATCCAATACTATACAAGGAACCTTCTCGGCATTACATTCACAACTTGGTTTCCAACCTTTTGTTTGATATACATTTACATCTCCTGTTCGTAAACCGCTGCCTTCAGCAGCATCGTTACGTGAGGCATCTACTTTGTTTTGTTTTCCCCATTTTTGATTAACAGTTCCTGCCTTTTCCACAACTCGTTCAATGGGTGCGCCACAACTTGCACAGCATCCTGCCTTTGATGTTCCTGCCTTAATACATAACTCAGGTATCTCTTCTGGAAATGTAGCAAAGTGTGCACCAGAATATGATTTGGTGCTTATATCCCATACAGTCCTTCGATTACGGCCATTAGTACTTTTGATCGAATCATAATGAAACTTAACATTCGTTAAACGCTTATCCATATCCTCATCCTTTACAAAGTCTTTGATAATCATCCAATCCTCAACATTAGGAAATGAAAACCCACTCTCATCGTACCTAAACCAATGCTCCACTGTGCTTAACTTAATTCCACTTTTTCCTGAAAGCTCTTTTGCATTTGTCTTAGACCTTATAAAATCAACAAACTCTTTTTGAGAAGGCAGATCAGGTCTAGTAACAATAAGCTTTTTGCCTCTGTCTCTGTGCATCCCCTGACGATACATCGCTTCAGTTCCAGCATTGCCATATTTACCTACATCCCATACTGTCCTTCGATTACGACCACTTCCTAGGTTTTCTTTAAACTTCTCTAATGTACCTCGTATTGAGTTTGTGTTACTATCATGTACCGAAACTTTACCATAATCCTTACTACCACCTTTTTGAGTATCAAACGTAGATTGATTTATCCTCTGTATAGATGATTCGCTATATGGCTCTTTAATAGACTCATGATCGTAATAGTATGTTTTAGATTTTGTAAGTAAAAATATATACTCGTGACTCTTTGTTAGACGATCCTTTACTGGCTCAGGCATTGGGTTTGGCTTACTCCAAATTATATCATTTCTTAACCACCAACCATCAGCTTGTAACGCTAACGCAAGCCGCCAAGGTATTCCAATTAGGTCTTTTGGCTTAAGTCCTTTTATCTTTTTCCAATCAGGTTTAGAATTTTCTACCGAATCATACGCCTCTTTGTACTTTCTGTCTTCTCCACGCCCACCTCCAAAATAATTGTCACCAATATTCAACCAAACTGTCCCATCTTTTCTAAGAACTCTTTTTACTTCTCTAAACACCGCAACCATATTGTCTATATATTCTTCAGGAGTAGCCTCTAATCCTAGCTGACCATCAGATCCATAGTCCCTAAGGCCCCAATAAGGTGGTGATGTAACAACACATTGAACGCTCTCAGGCTCCAATTCACTGAGAACCTGCCGAACATCACCGTTTATTAGATTGGGCCTTGTCATATGCCTCCTTATTAGGCGTTACTGACAACGCCTTTGGTTCTTCCTGCTCATAATATAACCAATCTGCTATATCATACAAACTATCACTCTCAAATACAACCACACCATTTCTTACAATGCGGATCACAACAACATCTCCTCTACAAAAGGTGTCGCATTAGCATCTACAAACCTTACTTCTAACGGATAAAACATAGCTTTCTTCTTTAAACTGTCCATACTCTCTGTCTGATACACCTCATAAACTATACCTGTGTCAGCATCTATAACATCTGCACGCAATCCACTAGGCTCAAATATCGCCTCCGTGTAAAACTCATGACCCCACTTCTTTAACAACATGCAGATCTCAAACTTCCTACTTACATGCTCTACTGTTTCATTAGGACTCCAACGTAATACATTTCTGTGCCTATTAGACATACGTAATAACCTGCTTACCTCGTTGCGCTTTCTCTGTATATTACTTGCGACCACCGATCAAATCTCCTACTACCTTTGTACTACACTTTACACAGCCTAGCGTAGGCCGCCCCTTCTTCTCAGGCGTGTAAAACACAGTCTTGTGCAACTGCCTGTGCTGTATCTCGTAAACCTCACCACAAAGGTGGCAGCTAAAACGCCACTTCATGCGCCACCCATCGCTTGTAAACAGTGCTTGCACGTTATCATGGCCGCCCTGCGGCCCCGCATTTTTCGATACTCCTGATCCGTACACTCATACCCACATAATGTCATATTTGTTGTCCCACTTGCTGCATGTCGCTTCCTCATAGCTTCTTTCTTAACATGTCCCTATACGATTCTACACCTAACCAAAACCCAGCTATAAACGAAGCAAACATCAATAACAAAATAACAATACTACTCATATATCACCACTATCATATTTGCCATTATAACATATCGGACACCGATCATACACATCAGTCTCTACTACCTCTCCACAATCTGGACAATCAATTATGCCACTACCATCTATAAAATCATCTATATCCTCAATCATTGCGACACTCCTTGCAAAAGCCACCATGATCCTCTACATCCACTGGCGTTATCACCATACCACATGCCTTACACCTCCACATCTGACTCTCCTAGCATGTCTTTCAACATCTCCTTCATCAACAACGTAAAGATATTCAACCCAGTCTCAAACGCCTCTAACTCCTTATCCTTGTATTCCATAACATTCTCATTACGGATCTTTATCGCATGCTCAATCAACTCATTCAACTGAACAACCCAAGCATGTAAACTATTTGCCATCTTTCTCCTCGTACTGTCCCATTACCCAAATATGCAGATCATCCAACGCTGCATAGTATCCTGTCAAATAATCCTTCAAACTAGCATCTCCCACTGGACCCCAATCCTTGTCATGTATATCATCAACCAAACCTGCCTTCTTGCGCTTCGCAAAATTCAACACCTCTACCTTGCGTATCTTCATCTTAAGATCCTCACTCGTCCATATCCTACCGTACTTCTTACCGTAGTTCTGTGCCTCGTCCGCCGTCATTCTTCACCCCTCAGTAGCTTAATGTAGCGCAACAAAAAATTCTGTCGTAGCATGTTGTCCTCTATTGTCTCATCTAACGCCTTCTTAATACAACCCGTAACATGCTCAATTAACTCCTCCTTCTCCTTCTCATTCTCTACCCATTGCTCCTGCATCTTAGTCAAGGTAGCAAACTCGTGCGCCCTTATGTCTGCACCATGTTTGCCTCGCATCCTCTCTAAAAACTCCTGGCGTACCTCCTCTACCTCGCCTATCATATTCTTCATGTCAAGCTTAGCATCAGCCACAGTCTCTGTCATAACCTCATGCTCCATAGTGCTACGCTCCTCATCCCAACCATATCTCTTCACCCAACGATCAACAGTTGTATGCGCCATAGGAGGATCGAAAGATCCGTGCTTGTTAATCTCCTTAGCCACCTCTCTAGTAGTCAAACCCTTCAAATACAGCTTAAATGCAGCTTGCCTATCTGCAAGCGTATACTTGCGGTTCAGCTTACCCTTAGCCATTACGCTTGGCCCTCTCTACGTGCATCCATATCGCATCCCATATCTCATCCGCAAACGTTGTCTCATTCTTCTTGCAGATCATGTCTAACTCATCCCAAAGCTCATTCCTTGCATCATCCCTACCTGGTGTGATCAAATACGACTTCGGTTTCTCTTTGTTCTTCGCCCAAGGCATAACTACACAGCAGCCTCCCGTATATATATCCTTTCTATGGTACAATTTTTTTAAAAAAAAATAAAGCAGAGGTAACCCCTCGTAGCGATTTTTCCTACAATTTATAGACAAAGGTAGTTCCGATCAGTACCCTACCCCTAACACATAAAACCCCACCTCAAGCCCACGCCCGAACAAGAGCGTTCTAAATTGGTGCACAACGTACCTATTTTTTACTTTAAATCTTATGATTTTTTTATGGAAAGTCTATATATACTAAATGCTATAACTACCTATGAATAAAAACAATTCAACGGTGCCCTCTACCGCTAAAGAGACCAAATACACCTATCTAAAAGTCCCATCTTCAGAATGGAATTTATTGGAAGAAACACTCTATATGGATTCTGAGAGTAGTTCTTTTGATTACGAGTTGAGAGAGGAATTAAGTGAAGCTCTTGAAACTGTACAGACCATAAAAGAACCTTTAACTCTTACTACTGAAGAAAGGAAATTGTTAAGTGAATTGGTACAGATGGAACTAGATAATGAACATATGTTTTTAGATTTGGCAGAGACTGAAAAAGTCCGTACACATTCTGAAAAAATGATATCTAAATTAAATTGGTTATTCCTTAAAATTATGGTGGAAAAATGAATACTAACGTTGAAAATATAGGTGACTGGTTAGTGGGTGAAAATTGTCCACACTGTGAGGCTGAAGGGCCCGAAGAACCCTACACGTCAGATAGTAACGTTACGGAAGTTATTGATTATTATCAGTGTTTAGACTGTGGGGGCGAGTGGTACCAAAAGATGGAATACACTACTTATAAGGTGTTAAAATGAATTGTCCGCAGTGTTTAGAAAAATGTATTAAATTATTAGATTGTCATGAATGTGTTAAGTGTGGCGTGGAGTGGTATAAATGAATTTCAAGGGAACTATTGATATTGATATAGATGATACCGTTAAAGGTGAATTTATTGAAGCTCATGATTTAAGTGAAGATGATTTTAATAATTCTGAAAAAATAAAAGGTGCGATTCTAAATGAAATATATTCATGGCTCGAATGTATGAATATAGGAGTTTCTGTAAATCTAAAAACGCCAGGATCACGGGACTTTAAAGTTTTAAGTGATATGATTTACAGATCAATAGAGGCACCCTCTTGGAGTAGGCACAGAGAAGTTAATGAATTTTTCATTTTTTATGATGAAGAAATAATGGAAAATAACCCCGATTTAGAAAAACCGCTTTGGTGCTTTGTTGATACTCGGAACGGTGAAACTCAATTTTTCGAAACTGAAAAAGAAGCGGATAAATATCTATATAGATATTACTTAGAGAATGAGGACCCTATAACCTTCCAAGAATAAATTAAAGGGTTGAAAATTGGTTAAAATCGGTAGGGGAAACCCTGCCGAATGGCTTTTAATTTCTGATGGCTTGCGCATTTAACCCTTAGAGCGTGGCTCTATTGGTTGTTTTTCTTATATTTTACGTGTTTTTTGATGTCAAAACATTTAACCCTTACGGGATCTGATACCGATCAATATTTATTTTTTTATGGATCTGATGGTTTAATAATCTACTTTATTTTTTTTTATGGATCTGAGGGGGGGTATATCTCAGTTAAGTATATATATACAGTTCCTATACTTAAATTATGAGCTTAACAAAAGCAACGGGTGCCCAGTACCTTAAAACTGAAACTGAAAAACTAAAAGAAACTATTGAAAATATGCCACGTGGCAAATATCAATCCAAACCTACTTTAATAGTTAAATTTGAAGATCGTTCCAAAAGTGGTCTTACTAGGTGGTATAATGTTTATTATGTAAGTGAACATAATGAATTATTACGCTTAACGTGGGCTATCAATGAAGTCTATAAGGAAAGTGGAAACGGTAACAGGTATGATAAAAGGAGAGAAGCGTTAAAAGTTAACGGGTGCGGTTTTGATGGTGCACATGAGATAGTATACGACTTAGGTCGAATATTGTTTAATGATGGCTACGCTTTAGACTATAGGGGGATCTAAATATGCCTAATATTAATAATCTTAATGAATTTCAAATAAGGTCTTTACTTACTAAAAACTATATGAGCGAATTTGATTTAATAGAAGATTATGATATTACTTTTAATCATGATGGCTCTAAAGCTAATATAGTTATTGATTTTAAAGAGGTAAGTAAATGAATAAAGTTTATAGTATAGAAGTACCTAAAGATAAAAACCCCGTAAGTTTTTATTATGAAAAGAAACCCCTAATAAATCATAATTGGCGTGTATTGCATCGAATGTTTAACACTTCATTAATTATTATAGAGGTGAATAAATGAATAATGAAGATCATTATAAAAAGAAAATAGACCAAAAACTTAAAAAGTTAAAACGGTCTTATGCTTGGTTATATTATAATAAACTAGAGGGTGAATAAATGAATAAAGAAGATATAATAAAAGTTATTAACAGTTATCAAAATTATATTAATGATTTTGTTAACCTATCTAATGATGATGTTGAATACTTATTAAGTGAGGTGAATAAATGATTATAGAAAAGAATGTACACGGGGCTTATGTTATTAGTGATATTATTAAAGGTCAATACGTAAGTAAACAATATTATTATTATACAAAAAAAGAAGCTATATCTAAATTTAAGAGAGAGGTGAATAAATGAAAATTTGTAAACACTGCCGTGAACGGTTTATTCACCATGTTTATTTTTATCTACATAAGTGTGAGGGGAATAAATGAGTAAAAGAGTTTTTAATATTGTTTGGCGTTCTAAATATGGGGTTGAAATTGTAGATCACGCCCCCACTAGAAAAGAGGCCCAATACCTAGTTAAAGAATATAAGACCGCTTTTAATGAAGGTCACGTTTTTATTAAATGGGATTTGGTTTAAATGGGTGGATCTCAGAAATTCAAAACCCTTAACAGGGAATATTATAGGGATAAGTTCCTTAATGATATTGTCAACAACTCAAAAATAATAAATAAAAAGTGCGATTGTTGCAGCAATACTTTTGATATATTAATAGAGGGTGACCACTTATGTGGTGATTGTTATGAGTATATCTATAAAGGATCATATAAGGGGGTGAGAAAATAAATAAACTAGAAAAAGAGTTCTTAATTAAACTAACTAACTGCATACAGGAATTTAAATATAATTATTCTGATATTAGAAAAATGCTTTTAGTTTTAATTAATGGCGACATAACAAAAGAAGACATTGAAAAATTATAAGGCTGTCCAGGATCCTAGGCGGCCTTTAGCCCTACTGTTATTATAACAGTGGGGCTTTTTTTATTTTACAATCGCACACCGTCAAAATAGCCTATCCCCCATTTAACCCTTAGCAGCCCT